ATCGGTATCCACGCAACATTGACAAATGGAATCACCACCTATGGTACTCGGAGCCATTCTCTCCGGATTTTGATTTTCAACGTAATCAACGTTCCAATTAGCCGCGCGATCAGCATAACTTAATTGGAGTGCAGGAACCACAATACCATGTTTCCTGGTGATTGTATCCATTTTAAGACACCAATCATTATATTTGTCTTCACCATGTAAGAACATTTCATGTGTTGCACTACCTATAGTAGAAGCAATGACATTAGGTTCATCCGGTTTACGACATTTTACATACATGAGTGATTTAAAAATGCTGCTTTCATCAAGTTGACCTAAATAACAACCATAAGGTTTATATTTAGTTCGGGTCATTAAATGGGACTTTCTTTTTAAGAAATCTGCATCCATTATGTTCAAATAATCTGTAACCACATCTTTCTTATTAGGCATGGTCACTATCATCCCACAAGTGGTCATATACTTGACTAAATTCTTAATAGTGTAAAAAGGAACCTTATCTGTGTTCGGGGCATCCTCAAAATCATCGCCATAGGACGCACCCTTGACAACACTATTAAAAGTGACTTCAGGGGGAGTCCCTTCATGTTCCAGATGTAACATGAAAAACGCAACACGCCTCCAAATATTGTTAGCCACACAGTTGATATGTGCTGTACCAGGTAAACCTGAAGGCATCCAGCCCATAAATTGCACAACGGTGCCATTGTAGTTAACAAATAAATGTAATACACTATCTCTAATACCACGCATAATGTTTATGTCCCTTTCACTGTAATTGGGACAATGACTCGCAACGGCTATAAGGACATTCCAAGCACTAGCAAGGAGGACATAAGGAATTCTTTTATCCCAAGCTTTATAATCACCGGCAACAACTAATGCATTTTCCAAATCATCAACATCCTTACGGAAAGTGGATAAATAGTTATGCCATTCATCCCACTCAGGGCTGTAACAATTCACTCCAACCATGCAACCTGTATCAAGGGGCATGGTAGATAAAAAGCGTGTTAACGGTAAATAATACTTACGAACAAGAAGTGTAAGAACTATTGGGCATGCCGTAACCACACGTGCTTTCTTAGGAGGATTTGTCTTCTTAACAACTTCATCTTTAAGGAACACTGAGGCAAGGAAACCTTTAACATCACCATTTAAATATCGCTCCTCAGCATCCCTAACCTCCTTCCATATGTGTGGATCAATAAAATCCACATCAGTTGAATCTTCATCAATGCGAGCTACGTAATTACGTTTAACGCCAGTGAAGGGGAAACCCATAGAGGTACCCAAATCGATACTATCAATGAACCTTTTACCAGGGATGCCATTGACAGCTTCACGGTCGGTGAGAACACGTAGAACACTATGATCAGCCTTGGGTAAAACATCCTTAAGCGAATTTAAATAATCATGTGAGGCCCACTCAAGTGCCACATGGTTATCTATATGAGCTGGTTTAGTCGCATCCTTCAAGTTTTCCTGCCAGTTAACATACTTGGACGGTTTCCCTGAACGACCCGGTGGTCTAAATTGCACCTCTTGATAAGCTTCTTTAACATCAAATGCTTCCTTGACATCTTCAGCAATTGGACTTGGTCGGAATTCACTAGTTGGAGACACGCCACCATTACAATGACCATACATCAAAAATTCAGGATCCTTAACATGATTGGCAATGTAATTAAAGGGAGTTTCTTGTGGAACAGTAGTGAATCCAATAGTTCTGCCACAAACTTCAACTGGCACTTCAACTTCACCATGACAGCGATCAATACTCAATTTCCCTTTAGAAAATTGTTTGAAAGTATCTTCATATAGTTTCAGGGTGAGTGCTGCAGAACGACCATCATAAGGATCTAATTCAAACCCTATGGTATGGAAACCCAAAAGCTTAGGTCTGGATGAATTGCTAATTATACTGGTCATACAATCACCATTCTTCCATTCCTTAATATGTGTACATTGATATGCATCATATTCCATGTCCCATTGGGTATTAAGATATTTGACCTTTTTTGTGGATCCAGAACTTTTACCAATTTCTCCAGTTTTGCCTCGATGTACCGATAAATACTGACCTTCATATTTATCATTACTCAAGTATTTGACTAAAGAGCCCATGACACCAACATTAACATGACACAATACAAGATCAGTCTTACCAATACGAATGCAATTGGTCCAAT